AATCTTTAAATCTGAGTTCGGGGAGCATGCCAGCGTAGAGATAATCACGAATCGATTAATAAGCTGGTCGCCTTTTAGAGTTGATGAGCTTGGAAATCCCAGAAGCATAGAGAGCCTGGATCAGGAGGAATTCAACGCACTGATTAAACATGTCAAAATGATTGCTTCAGTAGAATTTGATACATACATAGAGGATTAAAAAAACGGAAATCATGGCAGAAACAGAATCAAAAAAATCAAGTCCTTTCATTGTTCTTTATCGCTTGGTTAAGGAAATGAGGGCACAGCAGAAACAGTACTTCGCAACCAAATCCACAACAGCTTTAGTGACCTCAAAGGAATTTGAAAAAGCGGTTGACAAGGTGGTACTGGAGATTGAAGAAGAAGCGGAGAAAAAAGGAATTCAATTATAAGTTAAACAGTAAATCAAAATCACATGAAAAATCCAAGTAAAGAGAAATTCAAGCTCGAAAAAGTGAAGCTTATTTCAGGCGGTGGAATGGCCGTAAAATTCCAAGTGGAAGAAGTTATCGGAGCTGAAAGCTATCGAAGCGGTCAGGACATTACCTCCAGTAAAGAACCCCATCCGGATCTCACGGATAGACTGAGACAGCTCAGGGAAATGGTCGCCCAGGTATTTTGTTATTCCATTGTAAAAACGATCGTTTCAAAAGATCAATTCAAGGCGGATAAGGCCCAAAAAGCGATTATTGATGACTATTTTGAAACCATGGTCGCTCGGGTCAATGTGACTGGTTTCTCGGTGTCTGGAGAAGAAAATAAACGAGGCGTTGTGATAACCTCAACTTTTACCGTGGATAACAACCAGAAAGTTGCGATGAACACCCCGAGAATTCTTTTAAGTGCTGAGAGCAGAGGCTTCGAGGAACAGCTTTCTAATTTAGTGGACGATATTGAAGCTGAGGTTTACGCATTCGTCTACGAAAACAAGGTGGCGAACCCTGAGATTTTCGATTATGTCGGGACGGAGTAAAAGCCTAACACCTTTATTTTTGGAGATATGGGAGAGCAGGCCCCATATCTCCGAAGTAAGTGGAAAACCCCTTTTATGGCAGGGGCATCCTCAGTGGCACTGGCAGTTTGCTCATGTACTTTCGAAAGGTGCTTATCCTGCTTTTAAATACCGGAGCGAGAATATCATGCTCATGTTACCTGAGGAACACGAGAAACAGGAAAGATTCGATAAGTTTATCGAAAAGAGAGACGAATTAAAAAGACAGTACTACGATGAACAAAACAATTATTAGCGGTTTCCTTGGAGCTGATCCCATAATCAAAATTCTGGCTAACGAATTAAAAGTGGCTCGGTTTGATGTGGCGGTCAGTAAAAAACACAAGGATCGATCTGGCGAATTGGTCGAAAAAACAACATGGTTTCGGGTCGAGGCTTGGGGAAAGCTGGCAGATGTTACCGAAAAGATCCTGAGGAAAAGCGATCATGTTTTGGTCGAGGGTGAATTTGAGGTCGAGAAATGGAAGGACTCGGAAGGAAACCCGAAAATTAAGTATGTGATTAATCCGGTACTGATTGAAAAATTAACCAAAAAGCAGGATGTTGAATCGGTATAAAGAACTACTCGAGGTCAAGTCTATACTGAGAGGAACGGCCACTGAAATACTCATAGATAAAGAGCTCAGGGATGAAGCGAAAGCGATTCGGGCCAAATTTAAGATCTGGAAAAAGCAGTTCAAAAATGCTTTGTTTTACACGGACTCAAAAAAAGTAGGGAAAAGAGCTAAACGGGAATTATTCTTTCGGGGCTTGGATCCAGTCGAGGCCATTGATTATTTACTGAAAAAAAATGATACCAAAGAGATTTATTAGAGTTTGGATCGGGCCAGACGAAATCCCTGAGCTTTTCGAAAAGTGGTGGAATGAATTCAAGCAGATCCATGAGGGCTGGGATTTTGTCACAATCAGGAGCCCAAAGGATCTGGATATTTCAGAGGAATTGAAACCGGTTATTCTGGACGTTATTGAGAATGGAAACTGCGCTGCACTCAGTGACGTGTTAAGGCTTTTAGCTGTGTATCAAATCGGAGGCGTTTACATTGATACTGATAATATGCCCTTGAAATCTTTCGAGCCACTGGTAAAAGAAAACCAGCCATTCCTCGGGAAAAGATCTCAGGTATCTTTTGAGTCGGCTGTCATTGGATCTCCGAAAGGACATGAAGCAATAAAAGCTGTTTTGGATGCTTTGCCGAAATACTATTGGGAGAATGAAGGAAAGGCGGCCTCGGTAAGAACTGGCCCAGCTTTTATCTCAAAATTCCTGTTTGGCAGAAAAGACGTGACACATTGTCCTATTAGGTTTTTTTATCCTTATAACGGTTTCATGGCCCCAAAGAGAGATGAAAAAATGAAGCTTTTCGACAGCAAAAATAATTTCCCAAGCATGATGTTTTCGGCTCACTTGTCGAATCACATCTGGGGCAGTAAACCTAAAAACTTTATAAAAAGCGAAGACTTATGACAGTAACAGAAATTGAAGTTTCAAAGGTGGTCTTGAATAAAGACAACCCAAGAGTAATAAAAGATGACAAGTTTAAAAGGCTTGTCGAATCGGTTAAAAATTTCCCTGAGATGCTGAAAATCCGGCCAATAGTGCTGAACAGAGATTTTGTAATTATCGGGGGAAATCAAAGGTTTAAAGCTTGTGTCGAAGCTGGATTTAAAAAAGTCCCTTTTTACTTTGCCGATGAATTGACTCCAGAGCAGGAAAAAGAGTTCATGATTCGAGATAACGTTCAGTCGGGTGAATGGGACATTGATTTACTCGAGGGGTTTGAAATGGAAAGCCTAAAAGATTGGGGCTTGGATTTTGGAAATGACCTGGCAGAACAGGAAGAAGCGTATTCAAGAAACGTTGAAGCTCCGCTCTATTTGGTGACTGGAGAAAAACCAAAAATCTCTGAGCTGTACGATTACAGTAAAACCAAAGAGATTTTAGAAAGGATTGAGAAATCAAACGTAAGCCTGGATTTAAAGGAATTTTTGAAAATAGCGGCCATGAGGTTTACGGTTTTGAACTTCGAGAAAATAGCTGAATTCTACGCCCAAGAGGAAAAAGAGGTTCAGGAGTTGATAGAAGACAATGCTCTCGTAATTATTGATTTTAACAGAGCTATTGATAAGGGTTTTATTCAGTTGACAGAAAGCATAGCAAAGCAGTATTATGAAGAAAACGGAGAATAAAATTCTGGTCATGATTTTGACTCACGGCAGAGCTGAAAATATCAGTACTGTGAAGGCTCTGAGAAAGTGCGGTTACGAAGGGGAAATCATTTATCTGATCGATAATGAGGACAGCCAGAAAGATCTGTATTTAAAAAAGTACGGGGATCAAGTCGAGATCTTTGATAAAAAGGCCTACGCTGATTTGATAGATGAAATGGATAATTTCAATAATCGCAAGACCATTACCCACGCCCGGAATGCGACCTACGATATAGCTGAAAAGAGAGGTTACAGATACTTCATCCAGCTTGACGATGATTACACAGGGTTCAGCTTTAAATTCAATCATTTGTATGAGTATAAGGATAGGTCGATAAAGAACATAAATAAGACCTTCCAGATCATGATTGATTTTCTGAATAGCTCTGGAGCTGTCGTTTTATGTATGGCCCAGAACGGAGATTATCTCGGAGGTGGAAATGGATCTTTCGGGAATAAAATCAAGCTTAGAAGAAAAGCTATGAATTCTTTTCTTTGTGACACTAAAAAACGGCTCTGGTGGGTCGGTAGACAGAACGAGGACGTAAATACCTATGTCGGTAAAGGGAACCGAGGATCGCTCTTTTTTACCATTCATTCGGTGTCCCTGAATCACAAGGCCACTCAGTCGGTAAAAGGAGGTATGTCGGAAATGTACCGAGCCCAGGGAACTTATGTCAAATCCTTTTACACGGTAATGACCGCCCCGAGCTGTGTTAAGATCGCAATGATGGGAGAAACACACAGAAGGTTGCATCACAAAATAAATTGGAAAACCGCGGTTCCTTTGATATTGGATCCTAAACACAAAAAATAGCCATGTACAATACAGAAGATCTGGAAAAGAAAGCGATTGAAGCTATTGAGAAGAACAAACTCATGTTTATTGAAGAATGCGTTGCTTTTTTACCCTGTGCGAAGAGTACCTTTTATGAGCATTTTCCGGCTGAATCGGACGGATATAAAAGGATTTTTGAAGAAATCGAAAAAGTTCGAGTCCTGACTAAAGCGACCCTGAGGGGGAAATGGTATCAGTCGAAGAACGCAACCACTCAATTAGCCCTGTATAAATTGATTGCTACTAAAGAGGAACAGAGAGCCTTGAGCATGAATGTCCATGATATCGAGGGAAAGATTGACGGACAGCTAGTAATTACCCGTAGAGTGATAAAGGGCGATTCTGAGAATTAAAGGAAAGCATTCATTTTATTTGGTTTGGTTTGGTAAAACCCCGAGAGAGTATCGAAAAGTATTTGGCGAAAAGTAAGAAAAACAGAATTTAATTTTAAAATCATTGATTTATGGAAAGTGAGAAAGGAAAAGACGGCTCGGATAAGCCAGAATTCATTTACGAGAAAGTCAAATCTAAAGTCTGGAAAGGGAATTACGCCCCGGTTGGCAAGGTCTGGTATATTGTAAAATTCAAAGTAGGAAAAACCCTGTACACGAACTCAATGAGAATGGACTGCGAAGGCGTGACCCCTGAAAAAGAGGAAGTTTTATTCGAGGCTCTTTGGGATAATCTTCGCAAGAAATTTAAACTCGATTTGAGTAAAAAATGATCAATCTAAATTTGAGCTACACTCAGGCCCAATTAGAGATCTTTTTTAATAATAGCCCTGAAGTCCGTTATTTGATAGTAACCAAGGGTCGAAGATTTGGAGCCACTAAAGGGGCTGCAAATGCTTTTATCGAATGGATGCTGGAGGGAAAAAAGTTACTTTGGGGTGACACAATCTCAGCTAATATTGACAGGTATATCGAACGATATTTTTTGCCTGAGCTGAAAAAATCAAAGATCCCGTATAGTTATTCAGCCCAGAAAAAGGTCATGCAGTTACTCACTGTCGGTGGAGGGTATTGCGATTTTCGGAGCGCTGACAGGCCTGAAAACTGGGAAGGTTTCGGGTACAATATAATTTTCCTCAATGAGGCTGGGATCATCTTAAAAAATGATTACCTATTTACCAATGCCGTTTTACCGATGTTAATGGATTACGATGGTTCGATGTTAATTGCTGCCGGAGTTCCTAAAGGTAAGTTCGTGAAGGAGCGAGAGCATAGGTTTTACAGTTTGTATAAAAACGCAATGGCAGGGGTTAAGGGTTATCGTTGCCTGGAGTTCTCGAGCTACGATAATCCGTTACTTTCAAAGACCGATATTGACGATCTGTCACTTGAAATAGGTAGAATGAATGAGCAGATGATTCAGCAAGAGATCTACGGAAAGTTTATTGAAGGTGCAGCAGGTCAGCTTTGGAGCCAAGTCGATATTGAAAGGGCTCGGGTAAATGTAAAACCTGATTTAAAGCGAATCGTGGTGGCCATAGATCCTGCCGTTTCTAAAAATGAGCATAGCGATGAAACTGGCATTATCACTATGGGTTTGGACTCTTTGAATCATGGCTATGTACTGGAGGATAATTCAGGTAGATACAGCCCTGACGAGTGGTCAACTGTCGCATTAAATCAGGTTAAGAAATGGAATGCAGAGGCAATAGTTGCTGAAAAGAACCAAGGAGGTGACATGGTCGAAACGATTATAAAACATAAGCTTTTAGGATCTGGGATCGCTGTTAGGATAAAGTTGGTAACAGCTACCAAGGGAAAATATGTGAGAGCTGAACCGATTTTCGCTCTTTATGAGCAAGGAAAAGTATTTCATGTCGGCTTTCATCCTGAGCTTGAAAAGCAGATGATTAATTTTTCAGGCTCTAGTGATAAGTCCCCGGACAGGGTTGACGCTTTGGTTTGGGGTGCTACTGATTTGCTACTCGGACGGAAACCAGCGTTTGGTTTATAGTAAATCATTATATTTCAAGAAAAAAAGCGATGATCAAACAGATTCAGGACGTGATAAAGTTTTTCACCTTTCGAGGTCGGGAGGTTAAAAGATCCAGTTCATTCGTTGGGAGCTACGCCCCTTTTATTGGAAGTGATGACAAGACGAAATATGTCGAGGATTTTGAGAGGGTAAAATACGTTTATGCTGTTATTAGCTGGATTGCTAAAAAGAGCGCAAAAGTTCCTTTTACAGTCTTCCAGTCTGATAAGCAAGGGAACAAAACCCTGTTGAAAATTCATAGAATTCTGGAGATTCTGGAGCGGCCTAATAGTTACCAGAGCCGATTTCAGTTCCTTTATCAGGCTTATGGTTTCTTACTTTCGACAGGATCTTTATACATCTACGTTCCGAAGTTAAGCTCTGGCCGTTGGACTGAAGTACATGTCATTCCAAGTAACTTTGTTCAGCCTATTTATGAGCAAGCTTTTAAAGGGCCGTCAGGCTTTTTGATTACTGATACCGGCCGTGTAATTCCCAGAGAGGAAATGATTTTCATCTTTAATGAGTCTTTAAAGTTCGATCAGGTTGGAGTTGGCGAAGACGGGAACAGCCCAATGAATTCCCTGAGGACGGTTACTCAGAAGACCAAGGATATCGACACAGCCGACCTGGCAGCTATTCAAAACGGTGGAGTTGCTGGAATTATCACGGATAGGCTGGCAGATCCTATGGACGATACCCAGAGAGCCAGAGCCGAAAAGCTTCTGAGCGAAAAGGCATACGGCCCAGGTAACAAGGGTAAATGGTTGATGACTTCTGGAGATATTTCATTCATTCCGATTGGATTGAGTCCAGTAGATTTGAACCTGTACGAAGCGAATAAGCAAGTCCTCAGGGATATTTGCATAGTCTACCATATCCCGTATTTGATCTTTGACCAGACGGATGCGAGCGCAAGCTTTGGAACCTCAATGAGAGAGGCTAAAAAACAAGCTTATACAGATGCGATTTTACCTATTGTCGAAATGTTCTGTGATGGAATGAATCATTTCGGCTTTGATGGTTTCGGTGTTGGTCTGGGATTGGATTACGATACCAATTCTATTGAGGAACTTCAGACAGATGCTAAGTTGCTGGCGGAAACTCTGAATATTCAGTACTGGAAAACTATCGGCCAGAAGCAAAAGGAATCGGGCGTAGAAGTGGATCCCAAATACGAAAATGTTTACCTCATTCCGAGTGGTCTGGTAAGGCTGGAAGAATACGATATTGAAGCGATCATGTCAAAGGCTAAATTTGGATCCAGCGAAATAGGAAAATTGTTCGATGAATATTGAGAAAATCAACCGCAAACGTGAACGCCTGGAGCTGGAATTCAAATTAAAATTGGATCTGGTTTTCAGAAAGCAGTTTGCTGAATTCGAGAGAGCCGTAGACAGAAATCCAAAAGGAGCTGTTAAGAATATTGACAAATATTTCGAGAAGGGAATAGAGCCGGTTTATAGGCAAATGATAATTAAGACCGCTAGAGCTTTTCAGATAAATGAAAAAGAGCTTTTAAAGGCTGGGTTCTGGGAAAACTTAATAAATGACTTTTTAGAAAAGAACGGAGGCGATCGGATTACGGAAATAATTGATTTTAGTAGGCGCTACGTCATTCAAAGGCTCCGACCTATACTTACAGAGGGTATCAGTAATGGCGAAGGAATTTCGGTAATTTCGAGGAAAATAATAAAAGACATCGGAGAGTATAAAGGTCGATTCGCTACTTACAGAGCTGAAAGGATTGCGAGAACTGAGATAGTCGGAACCAGTAATTGGGCCTCGATAAATAGTGCGAAGGCCACAGGACTTGGAAAAAAGCTGAAAAAGAAATGGCTTGCTTCAGTAGACGGGAGAGAGAGAGACACCCACAGGGAAATGAATTCAAAACGGGCGATTGAAATGGATGAGTTTTTCGAGGTTCGGAGAGTGGACGGAGGCTTTGACAAGATGCAGTATCCGGGAGATCCTCGGGGGAGTGCTGGAAATGTTATTAACTGTCGATGCGCAATTATTTACGAGAGAGCTTAATTTTCAAAAAAAAATATTATCATTGAATCATGTTAAAACACGGCCAATACATAATCAAAGATTTGGACACTTCAAAGCGGATGGTGACTTTTGCTTTCGCTAAATTTGAGGCCTACGATTCTGACGATGATTATACTCAGAAAGGGACTTTTAAAAAAACCATGGCTGAGCAGGGGCCTTCTGGAGCTGACCGGATTGTTCATCTCTGGAATCATGAAAAGAAACTTTTGCCACCTATCGGGAAAGTCGTTGAAATGTTTGAGCAGGACGATGCACCGTATGCCAGGTCAAAAATGCTGGGATCTCAATTAGCGACTGACGTTCTGGACGCCTACCAAGAGGGAGCTATAAAAGAGCATTCGTATTGGGGGAAATCCTACAACACTGGACTGAATGAGAGAGGCGGAAAGCTCATAAAAGAGGTCAAGCTTATGGAAGTTTCCACGGTAATTTGGGGAGCGCAAGAAATGGCAAAGCTCGTAGAGATTAAGAAAAGCGGAGCCGTTGAAATGGAATCTTTCACTGATCTGGGAAAGATCCGAGAGCATTTAAATGCCCTGACTGATTACATTAGAAAGGGGAAAGCCAGTGACGAGTTCATGAAGGAAATAGAGTACGAAATATTGAAAACCGCTGACATTATCGAGACACTTGAAAAGTCTGGCCGGCAGGATCCACCAGAAACAGTAGAGCCGTTTTTCGGCATTGCAGAACTTTATAAATTAAAATCTTTCTAAAAAACCATTCTAAAAAAATGACAAAAGAAGAAAAATCAGAGCTTATTGAGCTGATCAAAAGTGACATTAAGACCACGGCACAGGCTGAGGCAAAAGGTGAATTCAAGAAAGCAGAGGATCTGCACAAAGGTCTTGAAGATAAAATCGAAAAAGCTCTCGGAGATCTGGTCTCCAAGTCTGATTTCGATACCATGGAAACATCGCTGAAAAAGCAGATTTCTGACATGGCCGAAGGGAATAAGAGAGAGCTTTCGTTCTCTGGAGAAGTCATCAAAAAACTTACTGACAATAAGGAATTGATTACTTCATTCACGAAGGGACTGAGTACCAGCGTCCAGTTTGACATTGTGAAAGTGCCTGGAATCTTTACGGGTGCAAACTCTTTGGGAGCTACCACTGCGACCACTGCTTATGCAGTAAACAATAATTCCGAAATTGTTCCTTTGGCCAGAAGAAACAGACACGTTCGAGAATTGCTGGGAATGGGCCAGACAGACGAGGCGGTTTATACTTTCCTCAGAGAAACTGCTAAGGAAGGAGCAGTCGGGGTTCAGGCTACTGAGGGATCGGCCAAAGCTCAGGTGGAATATAAGGCTGCGCTTGCGACAGCTACTGAATCGACCATTGCGGCTTTCCAGTTGATCGGTCGTCAGACCCTGAGAAACGTAAAGGGAATCGCAACTTTCATCAATACGATGCTGGTCGCTGATTTGATGCTGAAAGAAGATACGGAACTGTTTTTCGGTAC